TTTGTTGAAAGAACCAAGCATAATCATTGAAGGGTCGCCACCATTGTCCCATACGGACTTGATAACGTTTTTCAATTGATCTTCAGTGAAGGCTCTTTGAGTTCCATCAGTTCTAGCATCAACGCCAGAAGTAGTTGGAGCTCCACCATCACCTGCTGCATCTTGGTTAGTTTTTAACCATGAACCTAAACCTGCTAATTCTCTAGCAGTTGTATCGTTTCCAGATACAGGTGCATTGTTAGCAGTTAAAGATGCTTCCATATCTCTCTTAAGTTCTTTTGATCTTTTAGAGATTTGGTAAGCAAGTTCGGAATTTCTTCCTGCTTTATTAACTGCATCTAGTGTTCCAGAAACTAATACAGATTTAGTAGCAATCTGTGTTTGGTTTCCTTTTCTAGTTGTAGATGCTGGTGCAGAGAAAGCAACTTCATCGCCTTCAATCGCAGCATTAGTCGCACTAGCCGCTGCTAGTGTGTCTAGTTGCCATTCATGGTTTACAGCAGTTGCTTTAGCTTTAGCAATAGCTGACATGAATGGAGTATCAGTTGGAGAGATATTATATATCACATCTGATAGATCTTCTCTTTCTCCAATTGCATCGTATGTACTATATGTTCCACTTATTTGTGTCATATTAGTGTTCTCCTATTTTTGGGTTTTATTGTTTAATATGTCTAAAAAAACATTGGTAGCGTCTTTAAGGTTACCTGATTTTTTTAAACGATTTAACTTTTCCTTACGTTGTCCAAACGCAATATCGCTTTTGTCTTTTTTCATACCACTGGTTAAAACTTTACCTGGTTTTGCAATTTTACTTGCTAGGTTTGGTTTTAACTTTTGCATATTTCTATACTTCATGGCATCATTCACCAACATCACAATACGATGATCGTATATTTGAGAAATCTCTTGGTCTTGAAAACCATAAGAATTCAAATAACCTCTCATCTGTGATTTCAATTGCTTAGATTTTTCAGCGTCAGAAAATTCAGGTAATTTTTTTACCAATTCGTTTTCTTGCAACTTAATAATCTCTTGCAAATGCTTTTGCTGTTCAAATCTAGTTTTGTTCACAGCTTCCGCAAATTTTTCTTGTTTGCGTTTTAGCTTATGTTCAATTCTAGCAGCTTCCGTTGGATCTTCCTCATATAACCTTTCTAAATCTACAGAATTAAATTCTGCGTTTAGTTGATTTTGAGCTAAAGACATAAGCTGATTGAGTTCATTCAACTTATTGGAATAGTCTTGCCTTTGTTTTTCCGCTTCAGATTGAAATTGTTGTCTTTGAATAGACAAATCCTCAGTCTTTCTACGGTAGTCGGCATCCCTTGAGTAACCACTCTTTAATTCGTCTAGGGTAACGTCTAATTCTTGACCTGCAACTTTTATCTTGTAGGTGGAATTGCGTTCCTTTTGAATCTCAGTTTGTTCTTCTTGAGATACTTCGTTTTCAGAAACTTCATCTTCCGATTCCATTTCTGTATTTTCTTGAACCTGAGGTTGATCGTCTTGCGACAATTCCTCTTGATTTGGTTCTTCAGAAACTTTTAATTCTGGTTCTTGTGATTGTTGTTGCTGTTCTTTTTTGGGTTCATTAGATAAATTTAATAAACCTGAAATTGATTTTGCAGCTGTTTGCAAATCAGTTTCTGCTCCCTTGATAGGGTTGGCTAGATTGTCTGACATTGTTTGTCCTTTTGTTATGATTGAAGCTCCCAAATGGGTTGGCTTATCCTAACGGTTTGTTAGAATTTCTGTTTTTGGATTGATTGGCGATAATCTTCTAATTGTTTTTTTGCCAATTTCCCAGTATCTAAAACTTCTTGTATATTTTGCTCTACCTTATGTACAATATGGTAAGCTAACCACAATTTTTCTCTGGTTTCATGTTCATTAACACCAGTATTGAATAAACTGTTTGTATATAATTCTTTTAATTTATTAATAGAATCTTTATATATCTGATTCTCTAATACTTGTTTCGCTTTCTCCGACCTGCTCAGTTCCTGTTGGAGTTTGCTCTGTTCGTCTTGGTTCATTTATGCTTTCTATCTGTTTTCCTAATTGCATAGACGATTGTTGTGCTTGTGTAAATGCTTTATTTTGATTAGATAAAATAACCTTATTTAATTCTGCATCTGCTCTTAATTGTGCAGTATCAATTTGTGCGTTATATTTCAATTCTAATTCTTTTATCTTGCTTTCAAAATCAAGTAAATTTTTAGCATTTTGTGATTGTAATTCTTTTAGTTTCAATTCTAATTCAGCTTGTTTTCTCTTGTTCTCTGCATCAATTCTAGTGAACTCTATTTTCTCAATAGGAGAAGGAGCTGGTGGAGGAGTAGGTTGAACTAATCTTGCACCAATATCAGGATTTACAAAATAGTTTTCTACATTTTTCAATCCTGCGTTCTCAATCATTTTAGCTAAAGTGTTATAAATATTTTTCAATGATACCATTGGATATTCTTTTCCACCTTGCAATTGGAAAGCCTGTAATTGTTTTTCCAAAATAGAATTAAGAATAACTAATTGTTGTTCTTTAGAACCAGAGCCTAAGCCAACGGTAATAGAAATGTTATATCTGTTTTTCCATTCTGTAGGTCGTACAGGAACAAACTGATTATTAAGTTGTATAATTCGTTCTTTGTCTTGATACTTAACTGTTAATTCAAAAATTCTTTTAAATAAATCTTTTACACCTGTTTCTGCAAAAATTCTGGCAATCAATTCCATACGCATTTGCGTTTGGGTCATTAACGTATTAATTCCAGTTGCAGTTTTATTTAAGCTATCTGCATCTAATCCTTGAGAATATCTTGTAACACCAGTTCTAGTTTCTCTAACTGTATCTAAGTATTCTAATAATGGAAATGCTTGTTGCGAAATCGTTTGACTTTGCATTGGCATCATTACTTGTGATGGTGGTTGTTTAGTTCTGACTACACCACCTGGTCTTGAAGTAAGTAAGTCATCCAAATTAACCATGCCATCCATGATAGCAACTCTATTATTGTTTGTTAGATACATGTTGTCTAACAACTGACGCATTACTGTAGATTTAACTAATTGAACATCTTCTACTAATTCTGCAACACTTCTTCCATAGAATCGGTGTGGCATAGGAATAGGAGTTAAAGAACAGAACGGAACAAAGTCTGCTGACTCATTATCTAAAATTTGGTAACCTGAATCTCCAGCAACAGTAACTTTACGTAGCTCCGCAACTCCATCGCCATCATAATCTACTTTGACATAACATTCGTATAACTCAATGCTCTCTGTAGAACTGTCTGGTGTTTGGTCAAATGGATATTCGTCTTTATCTCCAAATCTAGTTAATCGTTCATTATTGTATAATACAATTTGTGTAGCTGGTAGATCGTTTACGACTTCTGCATCGTAACCCATTTCAATTAATTCTGATCTAGTTTTAATAGTTCTGTGAGCTACAAAGTTTGCATCTTCAATAGATTTTGCAGTTCTCTCAATTAAAAATTCTTCAGGTGGAACGTTTTCAATTTTTATTTTACCACCTTTAGTCGTTCTACGAATAATAACATTATGTAGTTTTGGATTGGGTGCATCAATTTCTTGACCTTGTGCAAACGCTACTTGTTTTAATTGTTCTAATTGAGCCGTAGCCAACTCATCTTCAAATTCTTCTTCTTCAACAATATCTACATTGTCTTCATTAATTAAAAGCTGATATTCTTCTTCGCTTAAATTTTTATATGTTTCTTGTTCAACTTTTTGCGACTCATCCCAATAGATTTTTACTATTCCATTTTTTTCTAGTAACGCATCTTTGAACCAAGAATATAAAATTTTAAAACCATCGTTATCTTTATTAAACACATAGTTAATATAATTTGTTGCTTGTTCAGCTAACGCCACATCTTCCGCTTTTACTGGATCGCATTTTACAGTCTGGTCAGATGCTGTAAAAATTCTAATGAGGTTTGGCAAAATGGTTTCAATAGTATCTGCTACATCTGTTGAAACTACTTGAGAACGACCTTCTATTTCCGTTCCTAGTTTATCACCTAAATAATATTCTAATGCTTTTTTTCTTTGGTTAGATAATGCTCCACCCAAAAATCCTAAAGAGTTATTAATTTCACTATTAATAATAAATCGTAATTCTGTATCTGAAATTTTTGCCATAAGTTAAATTATATAATTTGTATTCACCGGTATTTGTTTCTTCCAATCTGTTGCTTGTACTCCATGACCAACCACACCTGTTCTAAATGCGTCTGCACTATGACTGGCAAAGTTATGTAAAGGTTTATTTCTAAAGCATTGGTTTTTTTCATCCCAACGTTTTTGATAAGCCTTTAATGCTTCAATTCCTTTACCACATTTATTTTTATCAAACAAACAATTTGGTAATGCTTTTCGTACTGCCTCTATTCCATCCTCAATAGAAAGTTTAGGAGCAACCTCAAAGGCTATACCAAGTTCTAAGGCAGATTCCAACCTTGATTTTCCGTAAGCTCCAAGTTCTCTGACTCTAATATCATGAGGTGCAATATGTTTACAGTAATCATATGGTTTAGAGTCTAGTACATTTGCGTAATGATCTAGTCCCTCACCGGTAGCCTCATAGTAATCTATAAGTCTAATTTCATCTCTGTATCTTTGCACAAACCAAATCACTGTTTGGTCGTTCATACCTAGATCCCACCAGGTTTCTACTTCTAGGTTATCATCGTATAAATAATCTGTAACCTTACCATTCTTTTCAAGGTCTTCAATAATAGCTCCATAGTATGAACCTGTTATCGCAGCTTGAAAGGAACACTCAAATTCTTGATCGTATAAATCATCTGACATCATAGCCTTTGCAGACAATAATTCTTCAGGGTCTAATATGTTGGTTTGAGATGCTTTAAAAATTGCAGCATACCAACCTTCTGTTTGTTTAGCTTGATTATATAAATCGTAAAAATAATTTCTTCCCTTTGGTGTACCAATGAAAACGCACCAACCTTTTCTATCTGCTAGAGCAGGTCGTATAATCTCTGGAAATAAACTAGGATTAATACTTTGTGTTTCATCTAATACCGCACCATCTAAAAAGATACCTCTTAGAGCCTGGTCATTCTCACCGCCAAGAATAGTAATACGACTACCATTTGGAAAATCGCATCTAAGTTCGGATTCGTTAAATTTAGTTCCAGGTATTTTACCAGCGTAGGTTTTTATGTAATCCCATGCGGTTGCTTTACCTTGCTTAAATGTAGGCGAAATAAAGGCATACCTTGAAGAAGGACTTGGGTTTAGCAAAGCCTCTCTAATCATATGGTTAATACACATGACTGTTTTACCAGCTCTACGATGTAGAACTAATACACTAAATCGGTGCTTAGAGATATTTTCATGCAAAATTTTTTGCAATTCTCTTGGTTTATAGGGAATCTCAATAGTTTCCATTTTTAAAACAAACCCCCACCTAGTGAAAGTTAGAATATTTTAATAAAGTTGTAGTGTATTTTAATAATTTATTATTTTGATTTTGGAAGGGATTTTAAAATAAATTCTAATTCTTTTTCAGACATAGCTGCACCTGTTATTTTTTTTCTAAATTCATTATCAATCCTTGCCACTTCCTCTGCCATTTGCTTTTCCCCCATTGGCGTTTGAGTAATTTTTTTTCTTAAAGATGGAAAGTTATTTTTTAAAAAGTCTGACATAGTTTTCTCCTTGTTTACTTGTTTTAATTTAGGGTTCTGTTTGCTGGTATGAGTTGTTGTATTCCTAAATCTATTGCCATGTATTTAGCAAATACATCAGCTTCTTGCAAATCATTAAAACCAAAGAACTTTACTACTACCTGTTTCTTCTCTGGTTTAACATAAATGATAGCAGAGTAATCTTTTTCTAAATCTTCAAAATCGTCAAAGTCCATAGGTTTCCTTAATCTATTTGTGTGTGAGTCCTATAAATTTATTTATAGTACCTTTATAGGCTTGGGGGTATGGGTCGCTATAAAACCCCCCCTATTTAGTTATCCAAAACAATACCTAAACTGTGAGTTGTTACCGATAATTGATTGTTATCACCCACAATTAACAGGTGAGCTATTTATATTGTAATTGGTTTATCAAACACCGGATAAAATAGTGTTTAATCCTTTAAATTCCTATGATTTTTTAATAATGAGAACAAAACATGAACATCATACTACTTATAATTGTGTTTGTGCCATAATTTGTGCATAAGATGTAACAATATCACAATAAACCAACAAACATAACAACAATAGTTCTACGACTCCCACTTAACAACTATCTTATTGTCCCCATTTTGTACCGCTAATGTATTAGATTTACCATAAATATGCGGATTGAGCTTCTCTGCCTTCCACTTAGCAAGGTCTAAAGCTGCTTTTACTAAATGAGTCTGACCTAAATCTGTTTTATCTTTTAACTTTGAATTACTTAATGCTTCATTCAATAACTCTTGAGCTTCACACAAACTGTATTCAATACCATCTGATTTAGCTTTAACATATTCCTCTCTAAGTTCAGGATATAAGTTAAGCCATTTTCTAAAGGTTTCCCAAACAGGTCTGCCTTTAACAGCTGGAGCTAACACCTGGCGAATAGTTCTACCAATTGCTAATTCCTCACAAATCTCTGAAGCTAGTTTCTTGCTATATTTACTTCTTCTTCCAACAGGGTTCTTTTTTTGTTCTATTATTTCTGTACTCATAAATTAGGTAATTATTATTAATTATTACTATTGACATTTAATATACAAT